GCAGCATTCAGAACTCCTGAGGCTAAAAGAAAATTCTTTGAAGGAGGGCAGAAGGATCGTGCTGGTATTATAGGACAGTTTGGTACTTTCAGAGAAGCACAAGAAGCTGAACGTCAAGTAAGAGGTGCTGAGCGTGGTGCTAGAGGGTTAGTTCAACGCCCAGGTACAGCACCAGCAAGAGACGCAACGAGAGAGGCTGCTTTAGGTGGTATTGCTAAATTAGTGACTCCTCCTCTATTGAGAGGTATTGGAGCTGCGAGAGAGGCATTACAACGTCCTAGAGTGCCTACATTTGGTGTTCCTGAAACTTCAGAAGAAGCTATTAGGAGGAGTGTTGAAGAAGCTGTCGCTCCTGGGATAGAAGAAATAGGAAGACAAAGAGCGGAATTGTTAGAACCTGAAGAAGAAAGAGCAGAACAATTAAGGCTTCAAAGAGAGCAAAGAGGAAGATTGCCTGAAATAGAAGAATTAGCTGAAAGACAACGAGCAGCTACACAGGCAAGAATTCAAAGTCAATTAGCTGAATCTCAAGCACAAGCACAACGACAACAAGAACAAATAGCTACTAGATTTGCAGTAACTGGATTTGGTAGAAGTACAGAACAAGTACAGGCACAAGCTGATTTAGCTCGATCAGTAGCTAATATACAAAATCAAATAAGACAACAAGGAGAGTTACAATTAGCTCGTATTGATGCTGAAGAGAGAGGAGCAAGTGGAGATGAATTAGAAAGATTAGATACAGCTATAGCTGAACAACAAGAAAGAATATCAGGATTACAGGCACAGTTTGCAGAACAAGAAGCTGGTTTAAGAACTGGTGCTATAGAAGCTGGTGAAGCAGGATTGGCTAGATTTGCTGAACAACAACAATTAAGAGAACAAACGTTTATAGAAGAACAAGCAGCACGAAGAGCACAACAAGCACAACAACAAAAAGCAAGAGCTGATTTCTTAGAAACTCAAGGATTAGTACAAGATCCTGATACAGGTGAATTAGTACAAGATATAAGAGCAAGAGCTGATTTGCTAGAACAACAATCACAAGTAGAATTAAGAAGAGCACAAGCACAAAGAGCATTAAGGCCAGAGGCTAGAAGATTTATTCCTGGTACAGCAAGACAATTACCTGGAACATTTGATCCTACAACAGGGCAATTTATTCCAATGCCAGAAGCAGGAAGAGCCGCTGTTATTGGTAGAGCAGGGGCGGCAGTAGCAGCAACGCCTACTGAATTAGGATTTGATCCTAATAAAGCTGGTACATATAATCAAATATTATCAATAGCTGATAGAGAAGGAATAGAAACATCTGAGGCAGCTAAGAAATTAGGATTTACTAGAGAACAAGCTGTACAAGCTGGAATAGAATCTACTAATTTTGCTGTAGAAATTGAAAGACAACAAGCTGCACAAGAAGCAGCTGCTGAGGCAGAACAAGAAGCTATTAGGGCACAAAGACCAATTACAAGAGCAGAAGCGATTGGTGAAGCAGCAAGAGGGGCTGTTCCTTCATTAAGACAAGTTCCTGCTGTTCCATTTGTACCAGGAGCTCCTACAATAGGAGAAGTTGGAGCAGGTATTGCAGGTGCAGGACGTGCAGGGCTAGGATTCTTGAGAGGTTTTTTTAGATAATATTATTAATAAATATGGCATTAACTAATGAACAAATAGCAAAATTTGCTAGAAGTCGTGGATTAGCTGGTAAGAAAAGAGAAGAAATATTTAGTGGAGGGACCTTATCTGATATTATAGATGTATTACAAGTACCTCAAACAGCTTTAACTGGATTAATTTCAGGTAAAGGAGCAATAACTGGTATTAAAGAAAGGGTTACACCTTCTAAGGAATTAGGATTAAAGGGTATTCCAGGATTCGCAGCAGATGTTATATTAGATCCAATAACTTTTACAGGGATAGGGGCTGCGGTTAAAGCTCCTAAAGCTGCTAAAGGTGTTAGTGCTGCAAGAAGAGCAGCTACTTTAGCTGAACAAGCAAAGAAAGGTGAACGAGCTTTAATCACTGCTTTTGGTAAACCTGTATTAAAAGGACAGAAAGTATTTGAAGGTTTAACTAAAGCTGGTGAAGTAATTAGAAGAAGTAAGGTTGGGCAAGGATTAAGAAGGGCTTTTGATATAAGGCCAGCTGCACCTAAGGGAGCTACATTAAAACAAGTAGAAGATTTAGCTGTTGATTTTAGGAAAATAAGAGAAGCAGGATTAAAGGCTAAAGCTGTAGAAAGAAAAGCATTAGGTGATGCTATTGATGTTGGTAGAATTATAGGTAAGAAATTAGATAATTTAGAGAACACAAAAGTTATACAGAAAGGTGATAGAGCTGAGATATTAAGAGCTGTTGTTAATAAAATAAATAATATTAAACCTGTTAAGAAATTCCCTAAAGCTATTGATGAATTAATTAATACAATGGAGGAAACAGTAAAGAAACAACAGGGTATAAGAAAAGATTTGGGATTACCTGAATTGGAAGCTAAGGCTTTACCTTTAATTCCAGTAGAAGAAAGTAAAGAATTCTTAAAATCACAGAAAGCTACAGGAGCATCAGCAAGAAAATTTGGTGGCACTGATCCATCAACATTAATGGCAACACATTTTAAAGTAGGGGATAATGTAGTTAAAGGTAAAGATATAGCTGAAACAATAGTTGCTAAAGGACAACCAGCAAGGAAGTTCTTTAGAGTAGGAAATAATTATTTTGAGAAAACAGCAGCACTATCAAGTGAATCAGAAAAAATTATTAAACAAGTGAACAAAATAATTGATCAAGATATTATACCTAGAAAAATGCAAACAGTACAAGATTTAGAAAGTGCATTAGAGCAGAGAGGAATAGCATTAACTGATACTTCAAGAATACAATTAGGTAATTTAATGGTTAATGCGTTAAGAAGAACAGCAGTACAAGCTGATGAAATAAATACTGTATTGAATAAAGCAGGTAAATCATTAAGATTCAGTGAAGATCCTACTGTGTTAGTATCAGAATTAATTGCTAGAACTGGTAGAAGTTCAGCTAAGAAAAAGTTTGTTACTGAGGCTGGTTCAGTTGGTGTACCGATTCCTAAGGATGGCAAAATTCCTGAAGGGTTTAGAGAATCTACATTAAAAGAATTAAAGGGATTGATATTCCCTGATCCTTTAGTTGATCATATAGATGCTACACATAAAGCTTTTAGTAATATAGATGAGGTAAATGATTTTGTTAAGGTGTACGATAAAGTACAGAATACATGGAAAGGAATAGTTACATTTGTTAATCCTGCGTTTCATTCAAGAAACTTTGTTTCTAACTTATGGCAAGGATTTTTAGCTGGTGTTAAGAATCCTAAACGATATGTTGATGCTGGAATTATACAGAAGAAAGTAGCTAGAGCTATTAAGAAAGGAGATGATTTAGTTGATGTATTAAGTCCTGAAGAGCATAAGTTATGGACAGAGTTTACTGAACAAGGATTGGGTGGTACTGGTTGGATAGGAACAGATATAGAAAGAGAATTAAAAGCTAATAGAAATATTGTATTTGATAAGGCTGGTTCTGTGGGTAGTTATATTGAGGATAATGCTAAGCTTGGGGTGTTCATGGATATGAAGAAAAAAGGATTAGCGACAGAAGAAGCAGCAGCAGAGGTAAGAAAATTTTTATTTGATTATAGTGATTTAACTGATTTTGAAAGGAATGTAATGAAAAGAATATTCCCGTTTTATACATGGTCAAGGAATAATATACCGTTACAGGTAGCAATGTTGATACAGCAACCAGGTAAATTTTCTGCTATAGGTAAGGCAAGAGATAATATTGAAAGATCAATAGAAGATGAACCAATGGATGAGAGGTTTATACCTGAATGGTTAAGGGAAGGTTATCCTATATTCTTTGGAAGAAATCAAAAGAATCTTGCTAGATATTTTAAATTAGAAGGATTCTTGCCTTCTGTTGATATAACCAACATAGGTGATCCAACAGAACTTGCAGTTAATTTAACTAGTCCTTTAATTAAAGCACCATTTGAATTAGCTGGTAATAGGAATTTATTCTTTAAAAGAGATATAGAAGAATTCCCAGGACAAGTAAAACCATTCCCATTATTTGGATTTAATGTATCAGCTAAGACGGAATATTTTGCTAGAAACATAAGACCATTAGTAGAAATGGATAAGTTGTTTGAAGAAGATTTGACATTAGGTGAACGAGCAACTAAGTTTTTAACAGGTGCTAAGTTCCAAGAATTAGATGAAAGAAAACAAAGAAGGGTATTTGAATACCTTAAAGGATTAGAGAAAAGTAAAAGAAAAAAACAAATAGAACGAGAACGAAAAGAAGGTAGGGCGTTTAATATACCTGCTCTTCGTGAGGAATTGGGAAGGAGACAACGTGAGTTTAGGCTTTAAGGAGTTGAGTCCCAAGAATTATTTTCGTATTGTTGATCTAATATAATCATGGGATTATTCCCATCATATCGTGTATTATTACCACCAAATATTATTGCATAAGCATAAACTAAGGCAATAACAATAAAGATAGTAATACAGATTTTATCTTTCATAATAATAAAGTTAAGATATAAGGAGGATTTTATATTATAATTTATTTATATGAATTCTAAAGAGTACATTATCATTCATCATTCAGCTGTTTCTAGGGATAAGAACAATGAACAGTTTGATGCAGTTAAGCGGTATCATATCGGTAAAGGCTGGGGGAATATCGGGTATCATTGGTTCATAGAACCTGATGGAACAATAAAAAAAGGAAGGAAAGAAAACGAGATAGGTGCACATTGTAAGGAGAAATGGATGAACTATCGAAGTATCGGTATATGTTTAGCTGGTCATTTTGATTTAGAAGAACCAACAACTGAACAGCTAGAAGCGTTACAAGAGGTTATTCATAATCTCAAACTACAATATAAAATAGATCCTAAGAGTGTAAGGCAACACCATTTTTATGCTGGATATAAATCCTGTCCAGGTAAGAACTTACCCATTGATGTTATCCAACAAATAGCTAAAGGTGAATATATCGCAGAGAAAGTATCACCATGGGCTAGGTTAGCAGTACAATTTTGCAAAGAACAAGGTATCGCAAAGCGATGGGATTTGCCACAGAATCCTGTGACAAAAGAAGAGATGGCTGTTATGTTGTATAGATTGTACAAGATTAAATAACAGAAGCTCATTTAGCGCGTTTAAATTAGTTGGCTGGTACATTGTACCATTTTAAATCTAAACGCGCTTATATGAAGCCCCTATGAACTTAAAGATATTGATTAAATTTTGTAAGTATTATTATTGTGAAGAATAATAAATACACCATTACTAGTCCTATTGCTATCCCTTCGATTGTTCTTGTTGCTAATAGAACTACTGTTATAATCAAGTATGCTATAAATAATATAATTGTAGTCATAAATATTAATGTTAAGAAATTTATCTTATTCTTTTTTCACCTGGTTTGGCTAGTAAAAGAATTAATAATATTAATAATGTTGATACAAATATTACTAATCCATAAGATAATTCATAATAACTTGCAGCAACAAACAATGAAATCAAAAATACTACTAATGCACAAAAGGTTGAATAGAATCTATTAAGAAATAATAGTATCAATATAACTGCTAGTAATAAATATATTTGGTTCATGATTAAATCCATTTAAAATATTTTTTTACCTTCCATATATTATTTCTTCCATAGAAGGTTGTTCCTCCTTTATATAATTCATAACATTTATTTAGTTGCCATTTCCAATCTGTGAAGAATCTTTTATCATTAACTATTTTTGGGTGATAATAGTTTGAGACTCCACAGAATCCGAAATCATAATATTTTTTTCCTTTACGCCAGTAAGCTATTGAATGCCTTCTATCATGTGATATTAATCCATTCTCAGCCTTGAGGAGATAAATAAAAGTTTTATCTTTACTGATCTCCCAAGCGTATCTAATCTTTTCATTCTGTTCATTTGATCCACCGATCATAACAGGATATTTTTCTTTATCTTTTTCTATTATTTGTGGTGGTATAAATATAGCTGGATCTTTTTTCTTTATTTTGACCCTTGGACTGCTTTGAACTTTTTTTGTTGGAGGTTTGCTCGTGCTTCTCTGTTCTTGTCCAATTCTAATGTCAGTGCTTGTAATTTCTTTTGAATGTCGAATGATAGATTCTTCAATTCGGAGTCTTCTTTCTCTAGCTGTTGTCTCTCTTTGAGAGCCTTTGATTGATCTAGCAATAAGGCATTCTCTAGCACTGAGAGATCCACAAGCTTCTCCGCTAAGTTGATTGTCTTTGCTGGCTTGTTTGCTATTTGATCCGAAGGAGTTGAAGATAACAAGACCAATGCAAAACCCAAAGCCAAGCCCAAGACAGCTATTATACCATAATTTTTTATACTTTTCTTTTTGATTTTTTTTAGAGGATTTTCCCCTGGATAAAGATTTGTTTTCATACATGTAATAAAGTTAAGAAATAAATTTATATATTAAAGTTGTTATAATACAGGAGTGTCATGAATTAATAACAGAATAAAGTTAGCTACTGCATGATTAGCACCAACAAGAAATAAATAAATACCTATTAATAACGTTGTAACGATAATAAGAAAACTGATTAACCAAGTAAGAATCGGGTGTTGACATACGAAGCATTCACATTCGATCTTGTCAGCATGTCGTTGATAAAATTTTGTTTTTGTTTTCATGGTATTTTAGTTAAGAAATAATTAGTTTAAAAAAATCAAATTATAATTTCCATAAATGATTATAAACGTATAGATCGCGGCAATTAATGCACAGATTATTAGGATTGTCATTAAGTATTGCCAGTTTGGGAATTGATTGTTCATGGTATATTAATTAAATTTATATCCATATTCTTTAAAGGCAGCTTCAAGGCTTTCAATATCCCATGCTATTACTGCTACACCACCTTCTTCTTTTACATTAGATAGGAAATCTTTTTGATATTGCGTTACTCTGTTCTTAGTCTTTGGCGTTTTCACTTCTATGGCGACAAAGCGACCTTCTCCTTTTATAAACCCTATAATATCTGATGTTCCACATGGAGCTCCACGGAATAAAGTTCCATGATCACTCATAACTTGACCTGAGTTTATTCTTATAGCGTAGACCCCTTGACGATTTAGGAACCCTAATATCATGTTAACTATTTGTGACTCTTTCATTAAGTTATATTAGTGATATTTAGAATGACAATGGCGACAAAGAGCTATTAAGTTTTCAGCTTCATCGGTTCCTCCTTGTGATCTTTTTATTACGTGATGGATATCCGTTGCAGTTCTATAACACTCCTCACATTCTATCCATTCTTGTCCTGTTAAACCTTTATGTTTTAAATAATTTTTAATGTATTTTTTCATATTAGTTTCCCTCATGGAATATGCCTTGGTTTATCTTAGATCTCTTTAAGGACATATGGCTTCTGGCTAGTTCATATCTGGCCTTAGCTGCCTCGTACAATGCCCTGCACTTGATTTGATTCTTCCTTGCTTCTGCTCTAGCTTTATAAATTTCCTTGACATAATCTTGATATACGATTGTTGTTCTTGCTTTACGTTCTAATTCTGATTCAGATAATTTGGTTTTATTTTGTAATGCTATATTAGTTTTTAAATCAGCTAACTTATTCTCTCTTAGTTCTTTCGTAAGATCTTTTAATTGTTCCCAATCACATTCAGCATTAGCCCAGTTAGTTCCTGCTATTCGTATATCTTGAATGATTTGTTCTATTTTAGAATCACCAGTAGCGTTACCATTCGTAACAGTATTCATGAGTTATATTATTATTATAAGTAAGTTTAACATCTATTATTTCATCCATTTTAAGTATTCGGTTTTTCATTAGTTTTAATAATTTCTTTGTAGGTTTTTTTGAAGTTGTTATTGTAAATTGTTTTTCATAGGCAATATTGGCTGTTTCTGGTAAAAGATCGCAGCCTTTTATAAAGTTATTTATTTTACAATTTGTTGTTAAACAATTTGCTATTATTTTATATGTTTTATTCATGATTAATTATATAATGTTATAAATTGTTTATAAGCTAGATCGATTAAAGCTTTGTGTTCTTCTAAACATTTCTTAGTAAACCTAGAGTTTTCCCTTCTTTGATTATCTATTGCTGATTTGAGTATATCTAATTCTATCTTTAAATGTTTAGCGTAGAACTTCTGTTTATCCTGAATTTCTGTTTTTGTTAATAAAGTTTTCAAATTATTTTTATTAAGAAATAAATTGTTTAATTTTACGATTTATGTTAGTGGCAAAATCATGACAAGGCCGACACAATTCTATAAAAGAAAATGGTAAGCTATGATCAGGGTGATGGCACTGCGTTGGCGATGTGTTGCAACACTCACATATATTTTTCTTTTTTATTTTGTTTAATTTAATAGCATTTCCTAATTTATATTTTGCTTTATATTTTTTTGGATTATTTTTTACATATCTCTCATTTAATTTTTTTCTTTTTATTGAAGAATTATATTTTTTTAAAATTCTTTTTCTTATATTTTTTCCATTTTCAGTTTTATAATATTCTTTTTTTTGTTTGATAGCAAGCTGAACACTTATTTAAAGCATGTATTTTTTTATCTTGTTTACATATTATACATTTAGTCATGTTTTATTAAATTAGTTTTTATTCTTTCTTTGCCACATTTATAGCAGTGACAATTAGTAATAATAATTTCGTGAGTGCCTAAATCATAATCACGAGTGAATGAATCTTTCCAATCATGTAGCCCTAGTTTGCAGAATATATTTTTCATTTTAATTTAAGTTAATAATTAAAAGGGGAGATCAGTGTCAGGTGTAGGAGGTTCAGGAAGTTTTTCTTCTTCACCTATTAACCATGGTTTCATTACTTTATATAAATCTTTAGTTAGTTGTTTAACTACTAAAGGATCTTTTGTAGTTCCTGCTAATAAAGTACAAGTATTATTGAAACACATTCCCCTAAGTATTCGTTCTTGTGTATCAATAGGTGCTGGCTTAGGTGTTGGTGTTTTATATTTTGGTGTTGATATGTTCTGTGGTTGAGTTTGTATATCTCCTTGTGGTAAGTATTGATACCCTGGCCCTTTAGCTCCCTTAAACTTCTTAATAAAGAATGTAGCTGGTGCTTGTGTGATACCAAGTTTATCAAGTTGTGCTTTCATATTAGAACTCATAGTCCACATCTTAGTTTGTCCGTTAACATTAACTTCAGCGTCCCATTGGTCACCGAATTGTCCTTGTACGGGTGTTGGATTGTATTTAACTAGATCTATTTGTGTTGGTGTATCGTATTGTAGATCTGATACTTTGAAATAAACTGACATGATAATTTAATTAAGTGATAAATTTATTCTCTTATTAAAACATATTTGTATCCTTTGTCGTTTTTTTGCTTTGTTAATCCTTCAGTAACTTCACCTTTTTTATTTATTTTAATAACTTTATTAGCTTCTTGTTTTATAACTTTGCTGTTAGTTATTATATCTTTTGTATATACAGGATATTTATCAGGTAAGATTATTTCTCCTGTATCACGCCACTCTATTAATCCATTACCGTCATTATAGGTTAATACTGATTTTGAAGTTGGGGCTGGTGGTATACCAGTTTTTTCTATGATTTTTTCAAGTAAGTTTTTTAAATCTTTTGATTCTTTTTCAAGTTCTAAAATAATTTTTTTATGTTTTGATTTTAATATAAACATAATAATATAAGGGTTAAATTATAAATCGATACCTCTACATAATTCATCTATATAATCTATCTCAGCACTCCATCTAGCTTCATCTGAATAACAAGCTGTATGGTCAGGTGCTTCTTCTTCGATCTCTTTCATATCATCAGGACTATAAATAGGTTTAACTATTTTATCCTGTGCTTGAATTATGTTTTCAAGCAATTTAAATTGTTTGTTGAATTTGTTTGGTTTCATGGTAATAAAATTAAGAAATAAGAAATATATATTAAGGTTGTATTAGTTCATCTATCTTATCATCAAGATAATTTTCTAACATTCTATTATAGTGTGGATTAATTCTACCTGTACGTTTAATCCTATACATAGAATCTTGAGGGATATCTAGGTCTTTAGCCATACGATACCAGCTAATTTCTAAAGCTTCTTTTTTTTCCAGAATGGATTTGTGGATTTGCATATTATTTTTATTAATAAAATATTATAATTTAATTGAATTAATATTATTTAATATTAATTTATAATTATTAGCTTCTTCAACTAAAAAATATTCTCTTTCATTTATTAATTTATTAGATATTTGCAAAAGTTTTTTTAATGGAATTTGGTCTACAGGAATAATTTTTTCTTGTATTATTTCTCCTTTCCATAAAGAATATATTCTCTTGTTTTTTAAATTGGGTGTATTTAATTCTTTATAACTAATTAGTTCTTTAATATATAATGTTTTTTGAATAAGGTTACTTGATGCTAGATTATTTTGAATATAATCATAATTATTATAATATAAATATTGTATTTCTTGCATTAATGGTCTTCCTTCTTTATCAGAAGGAACCATCATTATTGCTTTAGTGTTACTATATAAATCAAATATTACAGGGATTTGATTATCTTTAATAAAATTATCATTAATAAAATAATCTATTAAAGCATCTCTTTTTATATTTTTTGTTATAATATCGCAATAAGTATCCATTTTTTTTTATTAATAAATTAAAATATCTCGATTTCTTTTAAAATAATTTTTAATTGTTTTTCCAATAAAGAAACATTTTTTTTAGATAAAACAATTTCTTCTAAAAGATCTTTTACTTTTACCTTAATCTCTTTTTCTTTTTCTAGTCTTAATTCTTTTTTTGCTGAATTAAGGATTTTTTTTGAAAGATTGATTTTTTCTTTTAATTTTTTCATAGCACTTAAGTTAAATAATAAATTAAAAAAATATATAAAATTAAATTATTAAGAATTAGCCCACTCTAAATTTTCTTTATATATTGGAAGTAATACCTGCTTCTTTTGAACTTATCTTTGTAATCTTTGAACCAAATTTTGACGTGTAAGCTTTCATGATTAAAAAATTAAGAAATATTTATTGTCTAACTCCAGCATAGCAAACCAAAACATACTTGTCAATAGTAAATTAAACTTTTTGTTGACATGAATATTAATTAATATATAATAAGATTGCACCAAGTATTATTAAGTTAATGCTTGGCGTTATAATACCATAGAAAATAGCCCGTAGAAATGCGGGCTGTTTTGTTATATTAGCAAAAACCCCATGAACACACGGCCTGGGGTGATTGCTATTTCTTAACGGTGTCCCATGAAAAAAACACCATTTATAATATAAAGCTTGTTAAAAGATCTGTCAAGAAAAAAGTATTTAGGTATTGACTTTTATATTTTGGTATGATATAGTGGAGATACAAAAATATTTTAATCGTCACACAATGAATTTTTCATTATCACCAATGAGCGGCAATCAACAACTTTCAGAAAACTGTGACGGTTTTTATTTTTGTGCGTTGATTGTCGCTTTTTGTAATTAATTAATTATGGATAACGGATGGATAAAACTTCACAGAGATCTTTTAGATAATGCTATAATTGAAAAACCTGAATATGCATGGCTTTGGTGTGTTTTACTTTTAAAAGCTAATCATAAAACAAAAACATTTATATGGAATAATAATAAAACTGAATGCAAAGAAGGACAACTGTTGACAAGTAGGAAAAAACTTGCTGAAATAACATGTTTTTCAGAGAGTAAAATTGAAAGAATTTTAAAATACCTCGAAATCGAACAGCAAATCGAACAACAAACAACCACTAAATATCGGCTTATAACAATAATTAATTGGGAAAAATACCAAGGCAACGGACAGCAAAACGGACAACAAGTGAACAACAAACGAACAACAAACGGACACAAACAAGAATGTAAAGAATTAAAGAATAAAGAAAAAATATATAAAAAAGAAAAAGCTTTGGAAAAGAAAAGCTTTGGTGAGTTTGTATTGTTAACAGGTGATCAATATCAAAAGCTAATAACTAAGTTTGGTAAAAAATTGATAGATGAATATATTGATAAGCTTAATTTGTATATAGGAACTAAGGGAAGAAAATATAAAAGTCATTATCATGTAATTCAAAGCTGGTTAAAAAAAGAAGAGGTAGATTTTTATAAAGAAATAAAATCTTTAGGAGCAATTAGTTTTTCAGAAAAACATGCTGATAAGTTTGCTAATGAAGAGGAATGTGATAAATTTATAAATAAATTTCTTAATTAATAATCATGACTAAAAAATTTTTACAACATTTCGTTAGTCCAATCTTTCAAACATTCAAGGATAATCAAAAAGCTAATGGTTATGCAAAGGTGTTTGATGTAAAAGATGAAGCTGAATTTGAGAAACTAAATAAAGCTGGATGTGGAATATATTTTACACCGAATGGATTTAAAGGAGGAAGAAAGATAGATAATCTTGTTAAGCTTAATGCAGTATATGCTGATTTAGATTTAGCAAAAGAAGGCAATGGTTCTGTAACAATTGAAGAGAAAAAACCTTTAGTTAAAGCTTTAAGGGATAAGTTTGATCCTAATTTTATTATTGATACAAAAAATGGTATTCAACCTATATGGCTTATTGATGAAGATAAAATAGATAAAGAAGTTCAAGATAAATATCGTAATGTGATTAATGGTATAATTGAATGGAGTAAAACAAAAGGAGCTATGGGAGATAAGGTAAAAGATGTTACAAGGGTTTTGAGATTGCCTGGATATTATCATATGAAGAATAAACCGTATCTTTGTAAAGTTTTTACTGCTCATGATAGAAAAGTTAAGCTTGATGATTTGAAAGAAAAGTTCCCGTATGAAGAAGATAGAATAGAAATAAAGTATAATAATAATTTTAAGAGAGGGCTTGTTTTACATGAGATTGATATGATAAATTTTCAGGAATTAGTTGTTAGAGCTTTTGCTAATGTAGGGAGAACAGCTAGTTTTGATAAACAAAATAGATTAATACTTGATGGTAGATTAACTGGTACTTTTCAAGGAAAGAATGGTGATAGAAATTATTTAGCTAGTACAAGTCATGAACCGTTTAATGGTAATAGAATAACAGTTGTTGCAGATATTCTTGGATGTACGAACAAAGAAGCTTTTTCATGGATTAAAGAAGAGTATGGATTGAAAGAAGATAAGTTAAAAACAAAGAAGCTTGTTAAAGAAATTAAAGAAGTAAAACCTAAAGCTTTAGATAATTATTATACATGGGGAACCGATGAGCTTACTTGGAATTTTGCACCGATAAAACGTGATACATATACTGTTTTGGTTGGAGAAACAGGTGATGGTAAAACAACTTTTAGTTATGATATGGCGATAAAGAATGCAGCTAGAGGACATAAAGTGTTGTATATTAGTTTAGAGATGAACACTCAGGAGATATATGAGAATATAGCAAGAAGTTATTCTAAGATAACAATCAAGGAAGAAGTAACAAAAAAAATACCTGAAAGTAAAAAAGAATTATATAATAAAAAAATGGAAGAATTAAATAATATAAAAAATTTAAAAACAAAGGGGATTAGGGGAAATGTTGAGATTAATTGGGATTATGTGAAAACAATCCTTGATGAAGAAAAGGAATTAGATTTAGTTTTTATAGATAATCTTGATTTGATTATTGGAAATGATGGAGAGAAAGATTATGATAGGCAGAGAAGAATAAGTAGAGAGATATTAGCTTATACAGCACAAAGGCAAGTGCCAATATTTTTATTACATCATTACAAAAAGAGAGGTAAAAGTGGTGACTTAAGAACACTTGATGATATTAGTGGATCAGCAAAAATAACACATGATGCACATAGAATTGTTATGTTGTTTAGAAAAAAATTAGAAGAAGCAAGTATGAAAGATAAAGCAAGTTTAAAGCTTTTTTTGATGAAGGCTAGAGGATACAATCAGTGTATTAAAACAATTTATTTTGATAAAGGAAGTTTTTATGATGAGTTTGTTGAAAGAAAAAAGAATGAGGATTTTTGGTGGAATATAAAATAATATTATTTAATTTTTTAATATGAAAGTAAAACTACAGTTTTCGCAGAAGAAACATCTTAGGGGTTATAATATAACAACTCTTGAGAGGATAAAAGCGATGGAGGATAATGGTAAATATATTAAATTTGCTCCACATAACAAGAATATGATTGAGCATTTAGAGAAAGTAGAAATTGATTTACCAAATTATGTGGATATAGATTCTAAATTTTAATTCTTAATTATACAACTATGAAATTCAAATTACTTTGTAAACAATGCGGGTATTCAAGGGTTAGCTCAACTGATAGTATGGTTGATTGTTCTAAATGTGAAGGATTATTAGATGTAGTAAACATCTGGGTAGAGACAGAAGATGAAGCGCCTAGGGTAGAAGAGTTACAAGGATTGTATGGAATAGAATAAAAAAACACTTGCAATTTTTACTAACCTGTGCTAGAATGTTAAGTGAATTAGGTTTTTGTTTTGGTCTTTGAATACTATATCGGGCGTTAAGCCATAAACAACTGGGCTTTAAACAAACCCTGCGGCAAGCATTTGGTTCAGACTGACTGTTAAGCTAGTAGGTGAGTTGTTGGGTCACGGGGCCGAACGCCCCGTTTAGTATTCAAAATTAAATAGCCTGAGATGTTCTAAGGTACATTTAAGAAGTTTATATATAGAAGTGGCACTTGACATCATTTCTAAAACAAACACCTCGAGGATCGCAATATTTTAACTCATAAAAATATTTAATAACAAATAAACTATGTTTGAATGTGAAGAATGTGGAAAGATATGTAAGTCTAAGCTAGGATTGGCTGGACATATGCGAGTACACACGAAGGAGGGAAACCCTGGAGGAGCAAAGCTTGGAGTTAAGAAAGGGTATCAAGGTAAGCGACCTATCCCTGCACAACCTGTTAAGGTTGGTTTTGAGGTAGGAGATAAGGTACAACACAAGATCTTAGGTGATAAGTTTGTAGTTGTTGGGATCAATGATCTTGGGTTGATAGGACGCAAGGTAAATAATCGTGATCCTTTAAAACTTTATCGGCCTACTGAGCTGATAAAAATAAACTAATAACTTAATTTTTTCATTATGGCAAAAGAACCAAACACACTTGAGTTAATTGATCTCAAGTTAAACTATTTAATTTCTGAAACTTCGAAGTACAAAGATACTATTGCTAAGGATAAGGACGGGAAAGAGATAGCGATCAAGCAATTTTATCCAGGAGAAGCTTTATTTAATATGTATGTTAATAGGCTTAATGAATTAAATAAACCTAAGGAGGAAAAGAAAGAAGAAAAAAAGAAAGAGGAACCTAAAAAGAAATAAACTATGAAAATATTAATTGGTATACCGAGTGGGAGTGGCTATATCCACAGTAAAGTAACAGCACGAATAGCTAATGTAGTTAAGGAAACGGTAAAGGCAGGATATGATATAGAGATAGCAGTGGTTAACAGGAGTTTAATTGATCAAGCAAGGAATGAATTATTCAATGCTGCTATCCAAGTAGAAGCTGATTATATATTTTTTATTGATGATGATACTATTGTTCCTAAGGATTCGATAATTAAAATGATTGAACGAGATAAAGATATGGTAACAGGAGTTGTACCATACAGGAACGGAACTAACACATTAATCCTAAGAGATTTAGAAGGTAATCCTATTCAAAAACCTGAGAAGTTTGAACAGATAGGAGTTAGTGGAATGGGATGTATGTTAATTAAGAAAGAAGTTATAGAAGATTTATTTAATATTTACGGAGGAAGACCATTTGCATTTGGAACTTTAAGAGAGAAAGATAAAATAACTTTTTATTATGAAGATACCTTATTCCTCAAGAGAGCTAGACAAAATAAATATGAGTTATGGCTTGATCCTAATGTAAGTGCTATCCATATAGGAGGAGAATACTGTTATCAATATGATCCTAAGGAAGGAGTTGTACAAGGTAAACTTAAATAATATGCCTACAATGAAGCAAAGGAAGTCATTAAAGAATTTGTCGGAAAATGTCGGAAGTATTGGAAAGGCAATGAAGAAGGCAGGATATAGTGAATCAACATGTAAAACTCCTCAAAGATTAACAGAATCAAAAGGTTGGAAAGAATTATTGGATGAGAATTTATCTGAATTAAGTTTAACACAAGAGCATAAGAAGGTTTTATTACAGGATAAAGATCTAGGAAATAAGATGAAAGCTGTTGATATAGGATATAAATTAAGAAAGAAATACGATGATAAAGGTGATATAAACATAAATTTAATTGGTAAGATATATGATCCAATACGAGCTAAACGAAGAAAAGTTGATGAAGCTGATAAAGTTTTATCCACATCGGAATCAGTGGAATATCCTGGTTGGATTGAAGAGGTACACAGCGATAACAGCGGGTAGAAGATTCGGTAAAACTATTTTAGCTTCTTATATAGCCTTGAAGTATTTGTTGTTAGAGAATAAAACTGTATGGATTGTGGCACCAACTTATGATCTAGCTAAGAAAACATGGAGTTATATTTATGGTTGGGTGTTAAGGGATTTCCCCATGTTTAAGATAAATCAATCAACCTTAAGTATTCAGAATCTAGATTTAAGATCTAAATTAGAGCTTAAAACAGCAGAGAATCCTGCTAGTTGTATAGGAGAAGGAGTTGATCTTTTAATTATTGACGAGGCTAGCAGGATAAAGAAACCTGTATGGCAGGAAGCTTTATTCCCTACGCTATCAGATAAGCAAGGAAGTTGTATAATGATCTCAACACCTTTTGGCAAGAATTGGTTCTATGAGCTTTACCTTAAGGGATTAGATAAAGATCAAGAAGATTATGTTAGTTTTAGTTTTGAGACAAAAGATAACTTAGCTCTTAAACATTTAGTTGAAGAACAAGAGAAAGCAAAGAAAGCTTTACCTGAAGCTGCTTATAGGCAAGAGTATGAAGCTAAGTTCCTTGAAGATGCTGGTCAAGTATTCAGGAAGATTAACCGCTGTATTAAAGGAAAGTTTGAGGATTATGATGAGAGCCATGATTATGTTATGGGCGTTGATCTAGCTAAGTATGAAGATTATACCGTGCTTACAGTTCTAGATTTAACCAGTTTTCATGTAGTACAACACGAAAGATTCAACAAGATTGATTGGGAATATCAAAGAGAAAGGATAAAAACTATGGCAGATAAGTATAAATGTCCAATGGTAGTTGATGCAACAGGTGTTGGTGATCCTATAGCTGAGAGTTTAGAGCGAGATGGTTATGTAGTAGAACAGTTTAAGTATACAAACCAAACTAAGAAACATTTAATAGAGAATCTTGCTTTAAAGATCGAGAGGAATGAAATAACTTTTCCTGATATACCTGAGCTTATAAACGAATTAGAAAGTTTTGGATATGAATATACTCCTAGTGGTAATGTAAGATATAACGCTCCTGAAGGATTACATGATGATTGTGTTAACAGTTTGGCTCTAGCAGTTCATGGTGCAGGGCACTATTTGTATGATGATCATCCCATTAAACCTAGGTATCCTCAAGGATCATTCGGATATATCATGCAAGAAGAAACACTGAAAAGTGAACAAAAAGATCTTGAACATTTTATATAATTCATTTACACTTCCGATGAGGGAGTAAAATAATAATAAAAATATGCAATTAAGTTTTAAAATTTGTTTTGATTTTAAATGTTCCAGAAATAAAATTAAAAACAATAAATATGTTTGGGAATATATTAATCAGTTTAAAAAAGAATGTATGTTTTGTGGAAGTAAGGATTATTTAGAAATTCATCATAAAGATAAAAATAATGAAAATAACAGGATAGATAATTTAGTTTTTGTTTGTCATAGTTGTCATGAAAAAGTTCATGGTAGAAAAATTCCTAATTTAAAAAAAATATATGCAAAAAAGATTATTAACAAAAAAAGAAGCGAGTAGAATTTTCGGGTTTACTCGACAAACTATTCATAATTGGATTAATCGTAGTTTGATTCCATTATATATCATTGGTCCTAAAAAAAGGACTTATGTTTGTTTTAACGATTTAGAAGAGTTTATAAAGAAGAGAGGTTCTGATTATGTGGTTAATAATTTCGGTGATGTTATTAAAAAATTATCAAATGAATAATGAAAAAACTAAATGATTATTATCAGGAATGTTCTAAAGAATGGGGGCAGCAAGCTGGGCATATAGCAGTTAGTAGAATGTTAAATGATTTAGCTGTGAAGATTGAGAAATTAGAAGAAAAAATCTCTTTACTTAAACTTTAAACTAGTGTATCCTTATATATAGGATGAAGACACTTTATAATTTTATAATGTTATAAATGGCTTTATTCTCTAAAACAAAGGAAAAGAAACAGAACAAAGATCTTCTTGAGAAACTTAAGAAGAAGCGTGATCTGGCTATTAAGTTTAGGAAAAATACTGATTGGGATGGTAGATATATTACTGGTATGAATTATTATCAGTTTGGTGTGGCAGAAAATTTAGTTGATCAAACTTTAAAGAAACGTAAAAGGCGTAAAGCTAATTACGTTTTTTCTAACATTGAAAGTATGGTTCCTAAGATCTTTGATAGATTGCCTAGCTTTCAAGTATTACCTAGAGGGAAAGAAGATAATGAAAAAGCTCCTATAGTTGAAGAAGTATTAAGATATAAGTTTCAACGTTTAGGAATTGAACAATTATTTGAAGATGTTATTAGGGATATGTTAATTAAGAGTTTAGGTGTGATGAAGGTTACCTGGGAAACTAGATTAAAAAAAGATAATAAAGCTAAGGAAGAGGATAAGATCCAAGCAGTGATTAAAGATGATATTCTTGTTGAGGTTATTGATCCATGGCATTTATGGATAACTGCTGGTGATAGAAGATTTGATGAAGCTGAAGGAGTATTCGAGAAAATGCTGGTACATCCTAATGAAGCTGAAATTAAATACGGTAAAAAGTTTGAAGCTGATCATTCAGTTATCGATTCTAAACAAGATGATCCTGAAGATGTTTTGAAAGATGAAGTTGGTAGAGTGAGTATATGGCAGTATCACGGGATACTTGATGGTGATAAAAAAGTTTATACTTTTACTGATAAAGAATTGCTTTCTACTGATGAGTTTTCTGAGCATGGTAGATTCCCTTATATTATTCTACCTAATTATAGGCAATCACATGAATTTTATCCATGGAGTGAGGTTTATCAGATAGAACCATTACAACAAGAGCTAATTGAGATTGATAATCAATCAAGTGAATTTAGGAAACGAGCGATTAATCCTAAGAAAGTTGTTAAGAAAGGATCTATCGATGAGATTAATATGGCTAGATTAAAAGATCCAAGGATAAATGTTATCGAAACAAATGATATTAACGGTATACAATGGGAAAGTCCTAGCTTGATTGGTCAAGATATTTATAATATGCGAGCGATAAAGAAAGAAGATATAGGGTTAATGACAGGACAGAATGAGTTGTCAAGGGGTGGAACTGAACGAACAGTAAAAACAGCTACAGGACAACAGATATTATTTGATGCAGCACAAGGAAGGATTCGTCAAAAGGTTAGGATTCTTGAGGCTGCTATAAAAGAATTGTTGGTACAAATCCAAGGATTATTAGCTGAGAATCTTGATAAAGAAGAAGTTGTTAAGATAACGGAGAACGAAGAAGATCCGTTTGTTAATTATACTAAAGAAGATATACAAGGAAACTTTGATTATATGATTGATATGGTAGAAACAATGCCTATCTTAAGGGAGAAACGTGGGCAATTAGCTTTACAAGCATTCCAATTATTTGCTAATGATCCAGATTTTGATCAAAGATTATTGAAACAGAAAGTTATTAAGTTAGCGTTTCAGGATATTAACGCAGAAGAATTAATGAAACCTGAAGAACAACAAGAAGAATTACCTATTGAACAACAACCTATAGGGGGTGAACAATTACCTCCATTACCACAAGCTCCACCAGCAGGAGGAGCAGATGTTCTTTCACAATTAGGTCTGTAAGGCTCTTATCTTGGTTTTCGATTTCCGTCTTTCATAGGAAAAGATTAAGGGATTTCTTGGCTTTTCGATGTCTTCATCCAACACGGGAAGCCAAGGTTAGGGCTTTACTTCTTAGAAATTTTATTATTTAATTTTTTTATTATGACAGAATCTACTACAGATTCAGTTCAAACTTCTGAAGTCTCAGGAGAACAAACACCAATGGTTACTGATGAAACTGTTACGAATGGTAACGCTACTGGTGATTCTCAGGAACAAACTAAAGAAGAAGGTGCTGAACAAGCTGATAGTGAGAGTTCAGAGACGGTCTCTCCCGAACTATCAAAGATAAATCCTGACGATTTATCTGATGAATTGAAAGCTGTTTACAAGAACATGCAAGCAGCATTCACAAAAGACCGACAAGGTTTTAAGGAATTAGAAAAGAAAGCTAATCTGTATGAACAGTTGCAGCAAGAACAATTGGTTAAATCCAAATTCCCAGAGCAACCACAGAAAACAGCTCCTGAAACTACTGATTATTTAACAGAAGCTTTAGGTGTTGACGCTAAATCACTTGATGACAATCAACGTGCTCAGGTTGAACAGTTGGCTAAGATTGTTGATGCGGCAGTAAATAAACGTGTAGCTGAAAATATTCAGCCAATACAACACGATTTATTGATGCGAGATTATCAACAAGAACTAGCTGGTGTTAGAGAAAAGTATGCTGATTTTAATGATTATCATAGTGATGTTAAAGATTTAGTTGCCCAGAATCCACAGATGTCGTATGAACAAGCTTATATGGTAGCCTCATTCGAGAATCAGGGGAAGAAGGGACGTACAGAAGCGCTTAAGAATCTTGAAAATAAAGAACAAAGAAGTACACCTAAAACTACGAAGACAGCTAAGGAAGGTGAGAATCCTAAAGGGTTCGATAACATCTTCAAGTGGGCTGTCAAGCAACATAATAATTCTTAATATTAATTAATTATGGCTGGAAATACAAATTATACAATTGATCTTGCTACAACTACATACAAGAAGTATGCAGAAAAAGAATTAAGAGATAATATTTTTACTTCTAATGCGTTATTATTCATGATGCAGAAAGGAGGTAATATTGTACCTTATGATGGTGGTGAGACAATCTTAGAACCAGTGATGTTTGCAGAAAAAACTGGGGCTGCTGCTTTCAGCGGTTATGATCTATTAAACACTTCTGCTAACCAAATTTCTACTAATGCTGAGTTTACTTCAAGACAATATTCTGCTCCTATAGTAATTAGTGGAAGAGAGAAAGCTGCTAATATGGGCGAAGTAGCTGTTATTAACATGCTTAAATCTCGAATGATGAATGCTGAAGAAACTCTTAAAGGGTTACTTAACTCTCATCTTTACAACACTGCTGTTGGTGGATCTGATAGTAAATCTTTAGATGGTATCGGTATCGCTATTGATAGTGCTGGAACTTATGGTAACATTAATCCTACTAACGAAACTTGGTGGGTTGCAACTGAAGCTGCTTATAGTTCTGCTTTAGTTGATGAAATGGATACACAATATTTCACAGTTTCTAAAGGATCAACTGATAAACCTGATTTAGGTATTACAACTCAAACAGTTTACGAAAAACTATTACACGAAATCGATCCTACGCTAAGACTTAGTTCAACTACTCTTGGTGATGTAGGCTTTGAATCAATCAAGTTTAGAGGAATGGACGTAGTTTATGATGAAGACGCAACTTCTGGAGTATTCTATTTTATTAATACTAAATACTTCAAACTACGACATCACAAAGATTTCAATTTCAAGGTAACTGGATTTCAACAACCGGTTAACCAAGATGCTGACGTAGCTCATATTTTATGGTATGGTGCATTAACCTGTTCTGCACGTCTTAGACAAGCTAAGTTAACAGGTATATCTTAATATTATTTAACTTATTTATATTATGGCTATTACAAGAAAACTTGATGATTATAATGTAGCTGTACGTCGTGGAGCATCGTTAGGTAATATTGAAATAGATGATCTTGATCAGATAAATGATTCTAATGGAAACGAAATATTAGAGTTTGATCAAGTCGCTAGTGCCGTTAACCATATCGGTGTTGTCAACGCGGCAACAGGTAATAATCCTCAAATACAAGCAAAGGGTGAATCCGATACAGGTATCACTTTTGCAACTGATGACGATGAAGAGATTTTAATTCTTAATGGAACAGCGGGAGCAGTGAATGAAGTTACTATTACTTCAGCTGCGGCTAATGCTGCACCTTCAATCGCTGCTACTGGTGGTGATACTAATATCGATCTTACGCTTACTGCAAAAGGAACAGGTGGGATATTGTATAGGGATAAAACTGAAACAGTAGCTGCTACTAATTCTATTAATGCTTCTGAATCTGGTTCTGTATTCTTCTTGAATCATTCAACAGAGTTTGCTTCAACGCTTCCTGCTGAAGCTGCTGGTCTTCATTTTACTTTTATAGTGACTGCTGCTCCATCTGGTGCGAGTTATACAATCGTACCTGATGCTGGTACTACTATCCATGGACATTCAGTATCATCTGCTGACGCTGGTGGTTCTGCTGATTCCACTGCTGGTACAGGAGTAGGAACAATTACATTTGTAGATGGGCAAGCTGCTGTAGGTGACATGGTTCAAATTTGGTGTGATGGAACTAACTGGTTTGCTTTAGCAACAATGGGGGATGAAGACGCGATTACATTTAGTTAATTTTAAGTCCTTTTAGGACAATTTATTATTTAATTTCAATTTATTATGGCAATATTAACAGGATACGCAGGAGCGTTTGATGGAGATACATCAACTATTGATACTTCTGCACAACATGTAGTAGGAACTAGAGCTTTAGATAGGGATGGTAACGAATATATGTATATGAGAGGTGTAGCTTCTGGTGCTGCTGGCGTATGGGTAAGCTTTGATGAAGATCATGTAACTACTCTTCTAGCTGCTAATGCAGTTGGTCGTGTAGGAATCATGATGGCAACTCTCGATGCAACTACTGATTTTGGTTGGTTTCAAATCTATGGTAAAAATACCATTGCTTCAACTGATACAGTAGCTGCTGATGCACAGCTTTATATTGATGGTACAGCTGGTCGTGCTGATGATGCTGATGTAGCTGGTGATGCAATTATTGGTGCAATTTCTCGATCTTCTGATACAAGTAACGTTGCTACAGTGGAAATTAATTATCCATTTGTATGTGATGCAGCTCTTGACTAATCTTGACAGTTTTTAGGTGGTTTCTGTTTAATAAAAAACCACCTTCTAAAATTATTAATTTATCTTTATGTTTCAATTTAATGCTAATACTTCTAATTGTAGGAAGGAATCAATGAAATCGAAGGAGACAAAATACTTAAAAGGAATCTTTGGAGAGAACTGGAGAGAAGGAGCGAGAAGAGATAAGACAGTAGATCGTGTAACTGAAAGTGATTTAAACCGTACAAGAGAGCGAAGATCTATGGAGTCTGAACAAAAAACTAGATCAATAATGAAGGATAGTATAATTGAAATGAATAAACGAGGAGCTATATCTGGGCAGAAACGTGATCGATTGATCAACATTGCTGAGCAGATATAATTCAATGTCGAGGTGGTGTGCATGGTATGGTCGCCACCAAAACTAAATATTTAAAATTTAACCTTATAATAAAATGGCTTTACCTAGCGGTCGAAGTGACCGAGAATATAAAAAATTCGTTGAAGATGCAGCAGGAGGTGTTGCGATAAGAGTAGTTGCAACTGATGCTTCTGGTGCTGATATGTTAAAAGTAGAAGATACCGCTCATGCAAGTGGTGATACTGGTATCCAAATGTTAGCAGTTAGAAATGATACCTTAGCCGCTTTAGCTGGGACAGATGGTGATTATGCTCCTATTCAAGTAAATGCTAGTGGTGCTTTATTTGTTGATTCAAGCTCCAGTGATGCTACACATGATAGTGCTGTTATAGCTACTGGGCCACAAGTAATGGCAGAAGCTAAAACATTTGATGGGTCTGATTTACCTAATGCTGTGGCTGAAGGTGATGCTGTAAGAAATGCTGGTACTTTACGAGGTGTACAATATACGATGCCTGTAAATCAAACTGGTAGTGCTTCTCCTGTAGTTTCACATGATACCGCTATTGCTGGTGGTAAAGGGAATGCAATTATGATGGCAGGTGCTGAAGCTAAAGCACTTGATGGTTCAGTGTTACCAAATGCTGTTGCTGAAGGAGATGGTGTTCGTATAGCAGCTTCTTTGCAGGGTGTACAATTTACAACACTTGTTAATGATAATGGTGCAGCAAGTCCAATAGCAGATCATGATGAAGCAATAGGCAGTGGAAATGGAACAGCAGTTGTAATACAAGGTGCTGAAGCAAAAGATTTTGATGGAGGAGCTTTACCTAATAATGTTGCTCAGGGAGATGCAATTAGATTAGCAGCATCTGAATACGGTGTTCAGTATACAATGCTTACAAGTGAGTTAGGGGATTCATCTCCTATTATTCCACACGATACAGCGATTGGAACAGGATTAGGAGTATCATTAATGATGGCAGGGGGGGAAGCTAAAGATTTCGATGGAAGCGCATTGCCTAACGCGGTAGCAGAAGGGGATGCTATTAGATTGGCTTCAACATTGAGTGGTATTCAATATAATATGTTAGTAAATGAAGATGGTTCTAAAGAATTAGCATTAGCTGAAGATGCTGCACATACTTCAGGAGATTTAGGTATACAATCATTAGCTGTTCGTAATGATACCTTGGCAACATTGGCTGATACTGATGGTGATTATGCTCCCTTACAGGTTGATGCTAGTGGCGCATTGTATACATTAGATTCTAATTCAGCAGCTATTAAAACAGCAGTTGAAATAATGGACGATTGGGATGCTGTACATGATTCAGCAGTGGGTTCTGATGGTCCACAAATAATGGCTGAGGCCAAGGATTTTGATGGAAGTTCTTTGCCAAATGCAGTAGCGGAAGGTGATGCTACTAGAATAGCTTCTTCGTTAAATGGTGTACAATATGTTATGCTGGTTAATGAAGATGGTGCTAGATCGCCTTTATCAACAGACGATTCAGCTCTTATAGCTAGCCCAGAAATGTTAAATGTAGGTGGTGAATATAGAGCAGCTGATACAACTTATGCTGATGGTGATGCGACAATCTTACAATCTGATAAAAATGGATATTTAAAAACAGCAGGAAAAGCTTACGATTCAGTAAGTGATTCAGATAAAACTACTAGACAAAACCCTGAATATGGACAACATGTAGAAGAAACTTTAGCTGATGTAACCAATGAAACAAGTGCAACTAATTATTATTATCTTGATATGGACGGATATAGATATTTCAGTATAGATATTGATACTTCAGGAGCAACTCCTGTTGATACTTTAACTATGACAATTGAGGCTGGTAATCAAGATGATGGTACTGCACAAGCAAGTATATTTTATACAGATGTAACTAATTCATGGTTTAATGTTGCTAGTGTTGTTGATGCTGATGTTAGATGGGAAAAGGATACACCTGTTATCGCTAAATATGTCAGAATCAAAACAGTTACCGCTGGAGGTAATAATGATGCTGATTATAAGATTTACGCTAAGCGTATGGCTTAATTATTAATACTTAATTTATTTATTATGGCAAACTATAGAACATCCAGTGATGGCTGGGATGGATTACTAGAATTTAGTGCAACAAAAGCACAAACATATTCAAATGATACTGGAACATTAACTTTATTTACAGTGACAGGAGATGTGGTAGTAAAAGTAATTCCAATTTGTAAAACCAACTTAACATCAGCAGGTGCATGTAACGTGGAACTTGGTGTAAGTGGTGATGTTAATGCGATGATCGCTGCAACTGATGTAACAACTATTGATGCTAATGAGATATGGCATGATGCAAGTCCTGATTCAAATATTGAAGCATTTAGCGTTGCTAGGGAATATATTATCTCAAATGGTGATGATATTATAGAAACTTTATCAGCACAAATTGATGCAGGAGCAATAACTTATTATTGTTTTTGGACACCATTAAGTGCTGGAGCTACAGTTGTAGCAGCTTAGATTTACTTTATTAATAACTAATTTACTTTATTATGAAAAATTTATCCGCAGTCTTAACAGACAAAACGTTGGAAGATTTAATACCAGCAGAAACTACAGGTTCAGTTTCAAATTTATTAGAACCTACAAAAATAGAAATCCAGAAAATAATGGATGCTTTAAAAGCAGGTAAATCTCATAAAGAGATTAAGCAAACAATTCGTAGAAATGCTTGTGGTGCTAAACCTGGTTTCAGTTATGGCCAAATCAAAGAAATTGAATTGGCTATACAAGCTAAGGTGACTGAATTAACACCTGAACCAGAAGAAACTATTTAATAACTTTATAACTATGTCAACTTTACAACCAAAAGAAAAAGTTTTAAAAGATGAACTTACTGATGCTGAAAAGCAAGCAGTTAAAAATCTTATCGCTTCTATCGTAACAGAAGAAAAAGATTCAGCTGATGTACTAGCTGAACTTAAAAAAACTTACGATAACTATTCAGATACTGCTTTAAATGCAGTTATAACTGAATGGGCTTCTGAATAATATTGTATAATTTAAAATAATATGGTATAATATAGGCAATAATTAATAATCATTATATATGCCTAAAGCATTAAATTTAGAAGGTAAAATATTTGGAAGATTAAAAGTATTAAGGTTTAAAGGATCTGATAAACGTGGAAGAATGTGGGAATGTAAATGTGAATGTGGAAATATAATAGAAGCTTATGCTGGAGCATTGAATCATGGTGGTGCTAAAAGTTGTGGTTGTTACAAAGGAAGTAGGAAACCACCAGGAATATCGGCTTTAAATAGTATAAATTGTGAATATAAAAGATCGGCTAGGAGAAGAAATATAGAATTTACATTAAGTGAAAAAGAGTTTAAAAAATTAATAAAAGATAACTGTTATTTCTGTGGTCAATCTCCAATTAATTTAATGCGATCAAAAGGAGGAAATATGCTTTATAACGGCATAGACCGTATAGATAATTCTAAAGGATATATAATAGATAATTGTGTTACGTGTTGTAAGGTTTGTAATTTAGCAAAAGGAACAACAGATATAGAAAGTTTTAAGTCTTGGATAGTGCGAGTTTATAATCATTTAATAATATAATAATATGAGTAGTCTAAAAGGTGTTCTCAATTCGGTAATTTTTGAAGCCACGTTCGAAAATATGGATGAAATTTCTAAAGGAGGAGCAACAGTTGTTGGTAATCCTACGATTGCAAACGATGAAAGTGTTTTTACTGGTGGAATCGAATTTGATGGGACTAACGACTATCTTACTTATAATGCGGCGAGTTTGTTTAATGGTAAAACAAGTGTGTCCATAGAAATTTTCTTTAAGCCAGATTTTAATTATGATGTAGACAGTACAGTACAAATATTTTATACTACACTGAATGAAACTTATAGAATAACAAAAGCTAGTAATGCAGGAAATAATACTCTTGATCTTGAATTGGGTGATACTACTATAGCATCGATTGCATCTGCAACATATAGTGCTTATTGGAATCAGAATGCAATGAACCATATGGTTATTGCAGCTACATCGGGAAATACAGATGTTTATTTGAATAATAATCAAATCTTAACAGCGGATAACACAGCATGGACTCCTGTTGCACCTGCTACATTGACCATTGGTGCTACTGGTGCAGGTGGCAATAAATTTGACGGAACATTTTATACAACCCGCATCTACAACAAAAAACTCACAGCTGATGATGTTGCAAACTTGTATAATTCTGGCTTGGGCAAAGGAACATTATTTGGTGATTTAAGTAATGATAAGTTATTAATGCATATGCCTTGTATATCTGATTATGATGATAGTGGTACTAGACGACCTTTATTAAATCAGAACTATGACTATCCAGCTTCTTATACTCCTACAATGGGGGATGGAAGTACAGGAACAACTTTTCCTACAGTATTAAATGGTAAAGGAGGATATAGTTTTGATGGAGGTGATTATATAACATTTGGAAATACTCCTGCTAATATTGATTTTGAATACAATCAACCGTTTTCAGTTTCATTTTGGTATAACCCTGATTTGGCAGAGGGAAAATCAATAATATCTAAGAGGGATAGTGGAGGATTAAATGAAGGTTGGGAAATAAATTCATTTTCAGACACAAAATTAGATATTGTTATGGCGAATGCAACTCAAGTAATAAATGTAAGATCCGATGTTGGTACTTTAGTCCCAGGAATATGGAGACATATCTTGTTTACATATGACGGATCAGGGGTCTATACGGGAATAAATGTATATTATGATTCAATTAAATCTGCCATTGCAGGGCTTGATACTGATACCATAACTTCAACATGGAAAGGGGCTTGGCCTTTTACGATAGGTGCAAGAGGTACGGGTAGAAATATAAGTGGAGATCTTAAAGATATTAGAATTTATAATTATGAAGGCTCTCAGCTTCAAGCAGAAAGACTTTTCTTAAGTAGTCCTAACAATATTAATTTATAATTATGAGTAATATATATAACGAACTTTTACCGAATATAGTAAGCTACTGGGATTTTAGATCTGGTGGTATTAACGATCGAATTGGTAGTAATCATTTAAGTTTTAATAGTACTCCTGTATTTCAAAACAAAAATGGTTTAAGCCTTGATGGAACTGACGATTATGTAACAGAAACAATTGCTAATTATCAAAGCAGTGATTCTACTGGTTCGGTTGTTGCATTGGTTAAAACAGAAGACGTTTCAGTTTCTCAAACAATTTTTCATTCAGGTGATACTGCTACAAATAATTATTATACAAGACTTACATTAGATACATTGGGTCGTATAAACTGGGCACAAAAGAACAATGATACTGCTGATGAAATTAGGGGACAAACAGATATTTCTGGTAACGAATACCGTCTTGTTACATTAACAAGTAGTGGAACAGCTTATACAATATATCTAGACAATGCTTCTGAAACAATTTCTGTTGATGGTGGTAGTAATAGCGGTGATTGGTTTGCTGACACAGACAATAGAGATAATATTAATATTGGTGTTCAAAAAAACTCAACTGTTAATTGGTATTGGAATGGAAATATTAAATTTGTAATGCTGCTTGATAAGGCTCTTACAGGGCAAGAAGTGGCAGAACTTTATGAAGCAAGTAAACAAGAATACGGTAACAAAGAACAAAAACAAAATTTCTTTTTACCAGAATCAGTTGATAATAGCGATTCAAGTCTTGTGGCAGGTTATAATATGGAAAGTGTTGCTGGTAAAGTACAAGATGTTACTGGAACATATCCTGGAACAATAGGAGGTAAAGTTACACAAACAAAAGGTATATTTGGGAATGGAGTACAATTTACGGGAACTGATGGTGATGAGATTGACGCAGGGGCGACCGACTTTGTTAGTACTGGTAATATAACAGTATCAGGATTAATATTTTTAGATAGTTTTGGTGGTGGCAATGATGGTCATTTATTACATAATGGTAAAACAATAATGACTATTAATAATAGTGGTATAATAAGAGTATCATCAGATGGTGGTGGTAATTATGCTGAATCAAATGGGGTAGTAGCATTAGGAGAGTGGAAACATTTAGTAGTTACTAGAACGTCAGCAGGTGTAGTTACACATTATCTTGATAGTGTTAGTGTGTCCAACACAACAGATTCTGGAACTCCTGTTGCTGGAAATCAAAATGTACGTATGGGAAATAATAGTGCTGGTACTAGAGCATTTGACGGAATAATAGATAACTTCAGAGTATATAACGAAATCAAAGACGCTACCTGGGTAACCAATGATTACGCCAAATTCGCTGAAACATTAAATTTTAGAGATAGTTTAAAGGATGCTACAGTATCGCGTGCAAACGTTACTGCGGGACAACTTGAAAATACTGATTGGCAAGTTGATAGTGGAGCATGGCAAGTTAAATATGATAGCTCGGAAGACTTCAGGTACTACTCTTGTGAGACATTAGGAATAATTTATATGCCTAGTGATTGGGTATACGGAACAGTTGAATTTAAATTAAAGAAAACCGAAACTACAGTTCCAAGAATTTTATTTGTTGCTGATGTTATTGGTAGTGAGGGGGCAACAGGACAAGATTCTTATCAGATTGTTATACAGGCTGATGAGTCAATATTTTTAAGAAAATCAATAAATGGTACTGATACATCAATTGCTAATACGGCTGCTAGTACTGCTACTGTTGATACATGGCAAACATATAAGATAACTCGAAGATATGATGGACAATTTAATGTTTATTTAGATGAAGTTAATATAATAAGTAATCAAACTGAAAATACAACGACAGCGTCTAAATACTTTTTATTAGATTTAGATGCAGGAGATCAAGTTACTGATATAATACAATACAGAGGAATAATATAATTTAACTTAATATAATATGACTAATACAAGTAAGAAATACAATTTAAACACAACTGATCTAAAGAAGATCGGTGTCGGTGCGTTAATGGCGATTATAGGGGCGTTGTTAACTTTTCTGACTGAAACCCTTGGTGAGATCGATCTAGGCCAATGGACGCCTATAATCGTTTCTGGGTGGTCAGTGTTCGCTAACCTTATCAGGAAGTTCATTTCTGATTATAGCAGCTAGTATTTGCTGGAGAAGGTTCTTTGATAATTAGGAGGTGTCTCATGCCACGAAGTTTTGAATTATATGTTAAACATTTATTGTACAATACTGTTTATGATTATGCTAAGGAAAGTAGAATGTTCTTTTATCATACTTGTGCTAATCATGTTTATATTAAAGCGATATTAAAGCAATGTTATAAAACAGGCTTTAAGAAAACTGAAATGGAGCAGCTTATAATTGATGCTATAAAGTGCGCAAAACGAGACGCTCTCAGATAAATAATAACAAACCAACCTTCTCCACCAAGTACAAAAAAGGAGGATATGTTTTAATAAGAAGAGGAAAATTTATATGGAGGATAAACAAATGATAAGAGATAATGATTATTCGTTAGCTAATATTTTGAATATAAATAAACAGCTTGATAAAGCTAGAAATAAAAAACAGCTTAAAAAAGAATTAAAAGAAAACTTAATAGAAGCATTTACTGATAAAGATAAACTATCGTTGCATGTAGCCGCATCGGATCCAGCTATATCAGCGACAATAGAACAATGTAGAAATGTAATGTTTAGACATGAGATTGTAGATTTTATGATTGATACAATGTATAAAGATATATTTCAAACGAGATTCTCAACTATTTAACTTTTAATTTTCCTCTTCTTCATCCTTAAAGAAAGAAAATTTAAATATTAAAACAGAATATTTTCAATTAAACTAATTAAATCTCTCCTCCTTAACCCTTATTACATAACAAAACTAATATGCAAAAAAATTTTATAAAATCAGCTCTTCATGAATACTTTGAAGAAAGAAAGAATTGTTCAGGTAATGAAGTTATCATTGAAAGATTAGATAATTTAATTGAATCAAATAGTAAATCACATGGTAAGTTCTATGAATGTTTAGAAAAATTATCTATTCGTGTAAGTAATAATGAGTTATTTAATTCAAAAATTAAAGTTTATCTTTCGTTAGCAGGATTAGCTTTAGTATCATTTATAACTATATTTATTAACAAATTATAATCATGCCTATATCAGTTAAAAAAGGTGAATCACAAAAACAATTCGTAGCACGTTGTATGAAGGTCGAAGCTTTAAGTGATAGGCCTAGTAAACAATCTTTAGCAATCTGTTTCGATACGTTTAGAAAACGTAAAAAATAATATTTAATATAATTTATAATGGCTACAGTCGGTAGGAAAATAAAACATGGATATTCTAAAAGAAATAAAAGACATAATTTGTATTATGTTTGGGCAGGAATGAAGCAACGATGTATTAATAAAAACCATCCTAGATATAAAGATTATGGTGGTAGAGGAATAAATATTTGTAAACAATGGAATGAATTTGAAAACTTTTTAAAAGATATGGGGGAATCTTATAAAAAGGGTTTAACATTAGATCGTATAAATAATAATGGAGATTATTGTAAATCAAATTGTAAATGGAGTACTCCTTTAGAACAAAACAATAATTCAAGAAAAAATAAATATTTCACATATAATGGTTTAACAAAAACATTATATCAATGGGCTAAATATTTAAATGTAAATCGTAGTACTTTAGCGCAAAGATATTATGTTTATAAATGGCCTATAGAAAAAGTTTTATCTTATAACATTTAATATAATGAGTACTGTAAGTACACAACTATCACAATTACGTACAAGATTTAAAAAAGATCCTAACGCTAAGGTTATTTCTGATGCACAATTATTAGTGTTTCTTAATGAAGCACAGGATATGATTGAAACACAGGTTGTTCTTCCTGCTATGCAAACTAATTCAACTATTACTTTAGTTGCTGATCAGCAAGAATATTCTTTAGATTCTAGTATGTTTAAACCTGTTTTGTTTAGATATACAGCTAATGATCTTGTTCTTAAACAACAATCATTCTTATCTATACAAAAGAGATTTAATGATTCTACTGGTACACCTGAAGAATATTATATCTTTGGTAATAAGATAGGGTTTTATCCTACACCGACAGCTAACGAAGCTGATGGTGTTAAATATTGGTATTTAAAAACATTAGATACTTTAGTTGAATCAGGAGCTGGATCAGGTGAAGCAACTACTTCTGAGATCCCAGTTAATTATCATTGGGTATTAGAACGTGGTGCTGAAATGTTAGCGTTCCAAATGATAGGTGATTTTGATCGAGCACAACAAGCTGAAATAAAATATAATCAAGGGATACAATCAATGATAGATCGTTATGCTATGCATTCAGATAATTATGATAGTACTTTATTTACTTTAGATGAAATGGAAGGTGAACGAGATAGGCTTTGGAATCCCTACGCGACTTAATAATTAATTAAACTTAAATGGCAAAAGTAAAACCAATTACAATTAATAATATGGCTGGTCTAAACTTTGATCATCCTACTCTTATAGCTGATAATGAATGGGCTGATTCTCAGAATATGATTCAAGGAAGGGACGGCCTTTGGGAAAACAGACAAGGAATTAAAACTTTTGATAATACTGTTGGATCAAGTTCTAAGGTACATTCATTAAAATTTTGGGAATCAGAAGATGGAACCAGAAGATTAACTGCTGGTAGTGGTACAGCTTTATATTCTTATGCTGAAGGAAGTTCTTATAATGACGGTACTTTTACTTCAAGACAAACAGGGTTTACTGATGCTGATAAATTTTCTTTTGCACAATATGGTGATAATTTAATCGCTAGTAATGGTACAGAAAATATGTATTCTACTACTGATAATAGTACTTGGACTGAAAGATCAGGGGCTAATACTAGAGTAGCTAATTATATTCATTTCGCTAATGATACAGGATTTGCAGCTGATGTTAGTGGTGCTAGAAGTGTTGTTTATTATACTGCTTCTGTTCCTGGTAGTCCTTGGTTATTCCCTAATTCAGTTGCTATTGAAACTGATAATGGACAAGTATTAACAGGATTAACTAATTTAGGTCCTGTAATAATAGCTGGTAAAGAACGGAGTATTTATAGTGTTGATATTGCTACACCTACCAGAGAACAATTAGATTATGGTGAAGGTATAAGTTCACATAGATCAATAGTTAAAGCATTAAATGCTGTTTATTTTTCTTCTGATGAAGGGATATTTACTTTAGGACAACGTACAGGAACAACAGGAAGTTTAGCTGCTACTGCTTTAAGTGAACCTATACAAGCATTATGGGAAAGATTAATTAATAAAGATCAAATAGTAGGAACTTATTGGCCTGATAAAAGGGTTGTTCTATGGACAGTTGAGACAGCTGAACAATTATTTACTATAGTTTATAATATTAAATTTGGTACATGGAGTTATTTTGTTGGTGTTAATGCACTTGATTATACTATTTATGAAGATTCAGCTGGTGATGAGCATTTAATTTATGGTGATGCTAATATAGATAAAGTATCAGAATTGTTTCATCCTAACCGAGATGATGATGGAGGACCTATTAATTCAGTATTAACAACTAAAGCTTTTAATTTTGGTACTGATGCACTTAAGAGAATTGATTTTATTGATATATCAGGATACGGATCAGAGTTAATGTCACTTGATATAGAATTATTTTTTGATGATGAAGAGATAGCTTCATTTAAAACTACAGTAACAAAAAGTAATTTTGTATCAGATTCTATTCCTAGTGGAGCACCATTAGCTGGTAGCCCATTAGCAGGTAGTGGCTTAACAGGATTTGTTAGAGCAGCTGATGATTTAGAAGTTAAGTATTGGATTACTAGAATCCCATTAGAAAAATTTAATTTCAGAACTTTACAAATAAAAATGTCTAACGGTCAAGCTGGTGTAAGATGGAGGTTTAGGAATATGGTAGCTAATGTAAGCGGACAACCAATAGATTTATTTGAAGAAGCATTAATTACATAACATTTAATTTTTAATTTTTTAAATATGAGTGATTTTCCCAATAGAGCTAGAATAAATAATTTCGAGGAAGTATTATCTTCCCCGATAGATTCAAGCCAAACAACAGGAATAATCTTATCTGATGTACCAGATTATACACCAGGTGAAACTGTACAATTTACTATTCTTGATCCACAAGGAATCGAGCATATATCAGCTACAGGATGGAGTACAACTACTAATACTTTAAGTGGAGTAACAAGAGGATTAGCTGCTTATACTGGTGGCTCAAGTACAGCAGTAGCTCATGGTGCTGGTGTTAAAGTAGTTGCTGGTGTTTCATTCCAGAATTTAGATGATATTAATACAGGATTAGAATCAAAGGTAGATTTAACTGGTGATTCAATGACTGGTGATTTAGACTGGAGTTCAACAACTAAACAAGGATTAGTTCTTAATAGTTTAACAACAACACAACGTGATGCTTTAGGAACAGCCACAGATGGAGCATTAATTTATAATTCAACTACTGGAACTTTTCAAGGAAGAGATGGTGGTGCATGGGTTAATATTGATACAGGTGCTGCTTCAGTATCAAATGCTAGTACAACAGTAGCAGGTATAGTTGAAATAGCTACACAAACAGAAGCTAATGCTGGTACTGACGCTGGAGGAACAGGTGCACAATTAACCGTAGGGCCACCTGAATTAGCAGTAGCTATCCAGAATAGTACATATAATTTTGCTGCTGATGCAGAAGCTTCTGATACTTATGCTATTACTTTAGCTCCTGCTCCTGCTGCTTATGCTACAGGACAGAAATTTAGATTTAGTGCTAATACGGCTAATACAGGAGCTGCAACATTAAATGTTAATGCTTTAGGTGCTAAAACAATTAAGAAGTTTAATGATCAAGATTTAGCTACTGATGATATTGAATCCGGTAGTATAATTGAAGTAATTTATGATGGTACTAATTTCCAATTACAAACACCGGTAGCATCAGAAAGTATCAACAATCCTACTAAAAGCTTTACTGCAGGAGAAAGTATTACTGCTGCTGATGCGGTTTGTTTAAAAGCAAATGAGGTAGAATATTTTGCACAATTAACAGAAGCTGATTTAGCTTTAGGTGATAGTAACGTAAGACGAAGATATGCTATTAAAGTAATACCTTCTGAAACAACATCAACATTAACAACAATGCTGTTTAGAGGTAAAGAGGCAGCAACATCAACAATGACCTTAACTATTTCAATACAAGGAGATAGTTCAGGGGAACCTGATGGATCAGCAATAACTAATGGTACAGCAAATGCAATTGATACTAGTGGATGGGGAGCAAGTTATGCTAACAGAACAGCGACATGGGCTGCTGCTCCTACATTAACAGCAGGAACAACTTATTGGATAGTATTTGAAGTAGATACAACTGATGCTGTTAATTATATTGATATAGGTGTTAATAGTTCATATGATACTAATTATTTAAATTTTACTAGATTGACTTATGATTTAGATGCAGGTACATGGGGAGGTTCAGTAACTAATGCAACACCGTTCTTCTGGTTTAATAGTCAAGTAAAATTATTGGGTATGAAAGTAGCTGTATGTGATGCTACTGATGGTGGTAAGACATGGGAGTTTATTGGATTCGCTAAAACAACAGTTGCAGCTGATGCTTCTGTAGATGTTTATTATGATCTTATTCCTGATTTAGGTAGTTTAAATCCAGGTGAAGATTATTATTTAAGTGAAACAGCAGGAGAAATTGTAACAACTGCACCTAGTAGTGAATATATAAATGGGACAGCTCCTACAAAATTTACTTATAAAATTGGTAGAGCTGTTTCTACTACTGAATTAAAAATTGAATTAGGCCAAAAACGTGTACTTGTTAGAGAATCATCTAGTTTTTCGGCAACAACCACACGTCAATATATTATTTGGTTTAAACCTGAGTTTATAAATGTTTATGGTGTTGGTGGTGCAGGCAATGATGCTGCATTTTCTTATGGATATGTACCATCAGACGGAACTGATAAAGCAGTAGGTGTTAATGCAGACGCTGGTGGTGTCCATACAAGAAGTGCAAGCACTACTGAATCTTTAAAAGTAGTTATGAGTGCTGAAAATTTTTCTGGTGCAGCTTCAAGTTTAGGAGGTGCTGGATTTACATATACATATACTGAAACTGGTAATGCTACAATGCAAGCTTTATTAGAAGCTCTTAAATAATATATATTAATTAATTTATAATAATCATGGCAAATAATGTTTTAGACAGAAGTAAACGTTTTGCAGCATTCAGAACTCCTGAGGCTAAAAGAAAATTCTTTGAAGGAGGGCAGAAGGATCGTGCTGGTATTATAGGACAGTTTGGTACTTTCAGAGAAGCACAAGAAGCTGAACGTCAAGT